GCGTCCTCGCCGGTACGTAGTAGCGGCAAAACATAGTGCTGTTGCAGTGGCGCAGCTGCCCCAGCCGGGATAGCAGGCCCGCAGCGAAGCGGGGCGGTATCCGCTTATGGTGTCTGCGCTTGTACCGGCATTTGGAAAGCTGGCGTTTCAGCCGCAGGGCGTTTCGCTTCCGTAGCATGGTATAGCCGTGTCCGTAGCGGTAGCCCAGGGCTGTAGGGAGCCGGGCCGACGTAGGAAACACCTGCCAATTCGCCTTAACGGAAAGGTGGCGGCTGTGCAGCCACGCCTCAATATCCCGTTTTAATCGGTGCAGCTTCCGCTTGTTGGAGCTAAAAATGGTGAAGTTATCCATATAGCGGATATAGTGCTTCACACAATCGTGCTGCCGGATCAGCTGGTCGAGGGGTTGCAGGGTCGTATTTGCAAACCATTGGCTGCAATACGCGCCGATCAGGATACCGTCTTTCGTCACCCGCTCCACCAGGTCAAGAACGCGGTGGTCTTTCACCAGCTCCCGCAGGCGGTCAAGCACGACGGAGGGACGCAGGCTGTCATAGAAATGGTGAATATCCAGCTCCAAACAGTATTTGGTACCCTTTTTATCCTCTTTCATCCAGCGCTTAATACCGCTCATGCCGTAGTGGATGCCGCGTCCCTTGATGGAGCCGCAGCACCAGTTATCCATACCCCGCATCATCACCGGCTCCAATACCTGGATCAGGGCGTGGTGGATATACTGGTCAGGCCATAGGCGCGGCTCGGAAATATCCCGCCACTTCCCGGCGCTCTTATCCCAGCGCCTTTTGATGTTGGGCGCGTGGGGTGTAAATCCGTCCTCTATGATCTGCCGCAGCGCAGCCACATAGCCGTCAATATCCGCCTCCACACGCCGCACGGTCTTGTTGGGCCGGTGGTGTGGGTGCCAGCGGTGGGTTTTGTTCACCGTCAGCAGCGCAAGGCGCAGATTTTCGTCAGAGATCAGTTTGTCGTATAGGTGGTTTACTCGTTTCACAGGGCTGTTTTCCTCCTTGTAGCCTCGCGATGGTTCCCGCGCTCCCGGTGGGAGGGTACTAAATCGCGTCCTGTCAGCTCATCTTCGCCAAGGGGCGTGCGACTACCTGTGCCAATGGTGAGGAGGGGTGTTAGCTAAACAGTAGGCAAGGTGGGGCAGCCGATGTTCGCGTTCGAGTTGGAAGTGCCGTTGTAGTTCACGTAGAAAAGGCCGTGATTGAGGTTCTGGTTATAGTTACCGCCCACGTGCAGGCACGGGTTGGACGAGTTGAAGTTCCAGTTATCGGTGCAGACAAAGAACGTGGCTGCTTGCACAAGTAGTCCCAATATTCAGTTGTCAGAGGTTATGCGAAGGGGCTGCGGCCCCCTCGCGCTCCCCCATCAGGGGAGTTTTTGGAGGCGGCAGCCGAAGTACGCGCCCGAGCCGGAAGCGCCGTCGCAGCCCACGCAGAAAAGGCCGTAACCGAGGTCCTGGACATAGCTACCGCCCACGAGCAGGCACGGGTAGGACGAGCCGAAGCTCCAGTAATCGGGTACGTAGGTGCTGTCGCTGCCTCCGGTGCTGCTGGGCATAAGTACCCAGCCCAGGCCGCTGACGGTGGAGATCTTCATGGCATTGGGATAGCCGCCGCTCGGCATACTTCCCGCCACGGTTCCGTTGCTGCTGTCGCTGAAATTCGCCGGATTGACGATGATATTAAGGCCGTTGCCGTTGTAGTAGCATCCGTCCATCCAGTCATAGACGTTATCCCACAGGCCCTCAATATTGCGGTACTGGGTGTAGCCGTAGGTGGTGCGGTTGGCCGCCGTGGTGCCGGTGTGGTAGCTCATGCTGTCCGTCTGGCCGTTATTTACCTTGCTTCCGCCGGCGGAGCAGCCGTAGCCGATCACTTTCTGGCTGTTCCAATCGGCGAATTCCACCAGGTACAGCATCCAGATCGTTACGCGCATGGCGTAGTCCATCTGCCAGTAGGTGCTGCCCAGATTGTGAATGCCGGTTCTGGCGGCGGAGCGGGTGATGCTGACCTGCTGCGCCGCGCCGGTGGTGCTCTTGTATCCGCTGGCGCAGTGGTAACGACCGATATACACATAGTCGCGCTCGCCCTTGCCGTCGCCTCTGTCCATGTGGGCCGGGGAAACAGAAAAGCCGTCAGCTGCCATGTCTGCAATCTGGAGCTTGAGCTTACTGCCGTTGGTCGTCCACTTGTACCAGAACTTCGGGATCTTCACCAGGACACCGGCGGTGCTGTCCGTTTCCTTGACCATGCCCGACCAGGGGAGCAGGTTATCAAAGGGGCTGCTGCCGCTGCCGTTATTTACAGCAGGAGAGGGGTTGACGAAGCCCGCAGCGTCGTCCGTGCGGCTCCACAGGGTAGTGCTGGTACCGTCCCATTCCACGCCGTAGATGTGGACGAAATTCACGGTAACGGGGAGCGTCTTGCTGGCCGGTGCCAGGTGGTTGCTGCCCTCGGCCACGTTCACGGTGATGGTAGCGGAGCCGGAGGCCAGGCCGGTAACGGTGACGACGTTCCCGGACAGGGTGGCGGTGCAAATGCCGGTGGCATTATTGCTGATACTGATAGCGCCGTTGCCAGCGCGGGTGATGGTAAAGGTGGCCGTCGGGTTCTCTGCGTCCACAGTAATGGACGTGGGGGACAGGCTCAAACTGCCCGCCGCCTTGCCAATGCTCCACGCCACAGTCTTGGCCCCGGTGGTACCGTCGCTCCATCGGTAATTTGCCGTGGGGGTAAAGGTGGCGTTGTAGCTGCCCGCGTCTGTCTTGACGGTATCGCCGCCGATGGTCATTTTCGTGCTGTCGTAGCCCGTCCAGCTGGGAGAAAGAGCGCTGCCGGTATAGGTCAGCGTACCGCTCTGGCTGGGTACCGTGCCAATCGTCTGGCGCTCCACGGTGACATTGAATGTGGTGGTGCGGGTGTACTCCCGCTCGGTGTAGGTAACGGTGATCGCCTGGGTACCCACGGTGTTCAGAGCCGTAGGAGAACAACTCCAGCCGCTCACCGCCGCCGTGGTGCCGTCGGAGTACGCAGCGGTCACCACCATACCCGCCGTGTTCAGGGTTTCCTGGTACTCATAGGTGGTTACGCTGGGGTTCGTGGTAACGTTGATGCTCTCCAAACGGTGAATAACTGTCACCGCTTGGCTGGCCGTCTTGGTGATCCCGCCCTCGGTGTACTGGATCGTGACAGCCGTTGTGCCGTCCGTCAGGCCGGTTGCCGGGAGAAAGGCATAGCCGGTAACGGGAACGGTAGCGATAATTACAGTACCGTTGGTGTACTTGGCCTGCACCACCATACCAGCGGGATCAAATACGTCGCCTGCCGTGTAGGTTGTCTTGGTGGGAGCCTGGGTAATGATAATGCTGTCCAGATAGAGGGAAGCGGGCGCGTCCTGGGCTTCTGCGTTGCCCTCGGCGTTAAAGCCCACGATCTGCCCCTCTCTGCCGGTCAGCTTTTCCTGCAAATAAACTTTTGCCATAATGTTGTCCTCCTGCCTTAATACTCAAAATAGAGGCCGCCAGCGTCCCGGCCCAGGGTAAAGGTCAGGGTATTGGTGGCTTTGCCTACTTTGGCTGCTACTGCCTGCCGGAGATCTGCGTGGGCCTCCGTGCTTTCGTTGTGGGTGTTGACGTAGCCCTGCGCTTCAATCTTGGTGGCGAAGTCGCCGCCAGCTGCCGCCTCTGCCTGCCTGGCCCAGTATTCCGCCTGGGCTTCACTTTCGGCAGCTGCCTGCTGGGAAGCCGCAGCAGCGTTCTTGCAAGCCTCCGCAGCCGCCGCGCTGGAAGCAGCAGAGGTAGCGGACTGCTCCGCAGCCTGGGCACTCTGGGCGGCGTTCTGGGCGTTCTGGGCCACGTTCTGCTCGCTGGCTGCCGCGTTCTGTTCGGAAGCAGCTGCCGCGCTCTGACTTTGGGCTGCCGCCTGGTTGCTGGCCTCTGCCTGGGTGGCGGCGCTCTCCGCCGCTTCCTGGGCTTCGCCCGCATCGACAGCAGAAAGAGCCGCCGCAAGTCGGCTGTCGTTTGCCTCCGTGGCGCTGCTTGCTGCCGCCTGGGCGGACAGGGCGGCGAGGTTCGCGCTGTTGCCGGCGCTGTCGGCATAGCCGCCGGCTGCGGTTTCGCTGGCTGCTGCCGCATCTGCGCTGGCTGCTGCCTCTGTTGCCGCCTGGGTGGCGGCGACAATGCTATCCTTGATCTCCTCAATCTCCGCCTGCAGCTGCTCCGCCTGGGTGGGGTTAACATCACCGCTTTCAGCTGCGTCCTCGTCCCAGTCGCTTTCCATGACAGTAAAAAAGGCCCTCGCGGTCAGCGTGGCGGATGTTTCCGTGTCGCCGTCTACCACAGCGCCCTTGATGGTCATAGTCATATCACCGGCATAAGCTTTCGGCTCTGCCGGGATGGGGACGATATAGACCTCGGCTTCGCCGGTTTCCAGCAGGTCAGTACCGAGGATTGTAACGGTGGGGTTGCCGCCCAGTGCATCTTTCCACACAATGCTGCGTGCGGTCCCGGCCCACATGGGGCCAAATTCCAGGCGCAGCGCAACGTCGTTGTGGCTGCCAGCAGCGCCTACCACCACGCCGGAGCCGCGCACATATTCGTCGGTCACCTGGCACGGGATAATTCGTCTGCTCATAGGTTCTCTCCTTTCCTGGTAGTAAAAACGGCGCAGAGGGAGCGGGTCACACTCTCTCTACGCCGTGTCGTAGTGCCTGTGCTATAAGCACGTCAGGGTATCGCGGTAACTATTCAGTTACATGGAAGCCAGGGCCTTTACGCCCTGCTTCTGGATCTCCTGGCGCGCCTCCAGAGCTGCGAACTCCTGGGCGGCAGCATTCTGCAGCGCTTCGTAGAACTTGCGCTTGATCTTCACGGGAACACCGCGCTTGATGCGCAGGGTTTCGCCGTTCACACCTACCAGAATGTCACGCTTCTTCAGGTTGGGCAGCAGGGGCGCGGTGTAGTCCACCAGCTCCTCCATAGGGTCAACCTTGGGGGCGGCTCCCTCTGCCTCCGCAGCTGCGTCTGCCTTTGCCTGGGCTTTCGCCTCGGCCTCGGCCACAATGGCCGCAGCTTTGGCCTCCGCCTCCGCAATGATGTTGGCAGCCAGCTCCTCGGCGCTGATAGTAGGGCCGGGGGTAGT